ATGGTGATTGTAACCACCTTGATTTACCTGAAAAATCGTTGTTTTTATTGTAAATAGTATCTGCAACATAAAGGATTTTTGCACAGGCTGGACATAAGCCTAAAACATCAAGATCTGTATAAGAAATGCCGTCGTGATGGTTTCTGTGCCACGTCGAAAATGGCGAATTTTGCACTGAATATATCTTATTTCTAGGCATTATTAGCCTAATACAAAATAAAACTTATTTGTCAACAATAACTATTGTAAAATTCTACAATCGGCTATATATAGGATTTAATGATAGCAGCTAAAGAGCGCGTTTATAGAAACATCAAAACTAAATGGCTTGTTTTGCCAGAAGGTGGTCCAACTCTTTTAGGTCAAGGTGTTTTAAGATTAGTTAGATTTGAAATTGATTTTTTTTACGAAAAAAAAGCTAATCAAAAAAAAGAAGGTGTTTCTGTCTATGATGATCAAGTTAGAGTTCGATTATTTTATACTCAAGACAAAGGTTTATTATCTGCTGAGCCTTGTAAAGAATATCAAGGACCAGCAGCTGAAGTTTATGCTTTCATTTTAGAAAATAAAATTTTATCTAACCAAAGTGAGTTTAGAAGAGCTTGGTCTATTGCAAGAACTAAAGGTTTAAAAACAATAATTAATACACCATACAAACCAGCGGACACAGGCGTCAATTTATATGATCTTGTTTTTTCAAATAAAATTACTCCAAAAGAATTTGCAAAAAAAACTGGTAATGATTATGCAAACGTATTTAGAGAAATTAGGTCAAAAACACCTTTAACTTTAAATAAAGCAGTAGAATATTCAAAAATTTTAAATTGTGATCCAGTTGATTTATTGTTTGATCCTTTACAAATAAAAATTTGGGGTCACGTTGACCTTTACAAAGAAATATCTTTAGAAAATAGATATGTAATTGGTCAAATATACGGATCTGTTGAAGAGCAATATGTAAATGTTCCTAGAGATATTTATAAACCAAATTTAAATGCTATTCAGATTAAATCTAATGGTTCTTATTTGCATAACAAAATTGCTTACTACTACCGATCAGATGAAGTTGATGTTTCAAATCATAACAACAAATTAGTTATTGCTGGTATGGAAGATGACGCTTTAGAAGATTTTGGTTTAGATAGTACTTCATATTTTTTTGGTATTTACACAGTAGAAAAAGGAGGCAGACAAACAATTTATAATCCTGATCCTTTTGCATCAAAAAAAATAATTTGTGATAATCGAAAAATTGAATTTAGTTTTATTGCACCAGTTGTTTCTTTAACTAATCCTGATGCTATGGAAAAAGATTATAACTATCACGAACTAAATGCTAATTACAAAAAAATAGAATACGGAAATGAATTAAAAAACCAATTAGCAAATTTAGAAAGAACTCTTAGAGAAAAAAAATTAGAAAAAAAAGATTTAACTAAAACAGTAGATTTATTTTCAAAAACTTTAAAAGAAATGGATAAAATAAAAAGAAAGGCTTAGGTGGATAAAGCAAGAGACATAAATTTTTTAGGCAGACCTGAAGCAGCTAGATTATTAGGAATAAAGCCAAGTAGTTTAAAACATTATTCATCATCAAGATTTAAAGGCGCTAAACCACCTATGAAAAAAATTGGTGGTAAAACTTTTTATGGACCTGTTGCTGCATTAATTCAATGGTTCAATTCTGATCTTTCCAATAAAACAACTGAGAACAGCTCGGCGAAAGCGGCGAAACAAGATAAACCAGCTAAAGTAGTTAAGATAGTTAAAGCGTTGTAATTTCCTACAATTCAAATTGTAATATTATACAATGATGTTAAAAGCATCATATATGATTTTAAATTCAAAAAACCTTAACGAGTTAAGCGATCCGTTAAATGAAAAAGCTTTACCACTATTTGCTACAAAACTTTTAATCAATCACTACTCACCTACTCAGCAATCTATTTGCGATAGTGCTTGGTTATACAAATACATAATCCTAACTCAGGAAGAGCGAAGATTATTACCAGCTAATGCACAAATGAAAGCTGGTGTGTTTTGTAATAACGTTCTTCAATATTATTATGCAAATACGATTTGGAAGTTTGGACCACAAAGAAAACTAACACCTACAGAAAATAAATTAAAAGCTACAGACAAACAATTAATTATAAATCAAGAATTAGCAGAATTTAAATCTTACGAACCTGTTGACGATAAAGACAGAGAAAAAAAAGAAAAATATGAGGACGAACTTTTATTGGTCCTTAATAATGGTTTTGCTGCAATGGATGATCTTAACCTTTCTCATCATACCGTTGTTAGTGAAAGACAAATCAGTATTGATCAATCCCAATCTAAACTATTGGTGCCTATCGTTGGTCGAACTGATTTTGAACTTGGCAATGCTGGTAGTTCTCTCCCAACCTTTCTAACTACTGGTATTGTCGAGTTAAAAACAATATGGAGCAAAGTTGGTAAAATAAAAGCTAATGGTGATAGAAGTTTTATTTCAGCTAAAATACCAAACAAACCTAGTTTTAATCATTTAGTGCAAGTTGCGATGTACGCAGCTTATCATAATTTTTCTGTACCAGTTTACTTGGTTTACTTAACTAAAGATGAATATAAAATTTTTGATAGCAGCAATTGTAGAGAATTAACTCAAGAAGGTTTGCAACACTGTTTTAAAATTCTTTGTAATACTTTTAGACGTAGAGAAAAAATCTTAGCACAATATGAAGATTTAACTAAAGAAGAAATTATTAAACACGCAGTAGCAATGATTGATCCTAATTTTGATCATCCATTTGCTTGGTCTAATTTAAGTACTGAACAACTACAACACGCAAAACAACTTTGGAATTATCAATGAGTTTTAATAGTTACGAATTTTATAAACAGCTTAAAGCTGAACAAAAACAAAAACGAGACGAACTACTATTTAAATTAGTGATCGTCCTAATAGGAACAATACTAATATGGCTAACAATAAAATAAAAATAGATGATTTAATTTCTACCATTAGCGATTTTAAAAGTACCGCTAAAGGTCAAATGATTAATATACATCAAAAAGAATATGCTACCGTAGCTCATAGGCTTGCGGTTGCTAGACGTAACTTAGGTTTAAAACTTTCCATTCAAACTGAATTAGTTAGTGCTGATGAGAATACAGTAACTATGAAAGCATCAGTATTTATTGATGATAAATTAATCGCAACTGGTTATGCAGAAGAGAATAGAAAAGCCTCAAGAATTAATCAAACAAGTGCATTAGAAAACGCAGAAACAAGCGCCTGTGGACGTGCATTAGCATTTTGCGGAATAACAAATGACAATATCGCAAGTGCAGACGAAGTATCTGCTGCAATAGAGCAGCAAGACAATAAAATCCAGCAATGTTTATCTGACTTAAACTCAGTATCTCACGCTGGTTCATATCAACAGTGGTTAACTAATAACAAAAGTTTTTTAGCGGATTTGAAAAATAAAAATCCAATGAGCTATGAAAAATTTATGGTTCGTTTCACTGAAATTAAAAACCAACTCAAACAAAAAGGAGCTATCCAATAATGAGTGATAAAAAAGAAAGACCACAACTCGGTCTAGCAATACCAGTAACTAATAAGGCTAAAGAAAGTTCTTACGACCTTAAAGGTTCAATAGTTATCAATGGCAAAAGCTATAGGTTTGGTGCCTACAAGGCGCAAGCTAAAGGTGGTGGCAAACTGGAACAAGGTCAAAACTACTATTATTTTCACAGAGTAGAGCCAATGGAAGATAACAATACATCTTTCGATCCAGCTAGTCTGGAGGCATAAAATTATGGATCCACTTAAATATAAGTCAGTAGCCATAAATTTTAAAACTTACAAAATGCTTGAAGAGCTATCTCAAAAAAAATTCGAGTTGCCTATCAGTATGAGTAAAACGGTAGAGTTCTTTATTCAAAAAGGACACGACGAGTTTAAAACAAATGCAAATAGAAAAACTCAGTAAAGAACTAAAAAAAATCCGTAAATTAAAAAACGATGAGTACGGATCATTTAATCAGCAAATGCAAAAAATTGCTGATGCTTGGTCCTTACTTATCGGAAAAAAAATTAGACCGCACGAAGTTTGTCTTATGTATGCAATGGCTAAATTAATTAGATGTATGCAAGAATATAAATACGACAGTTACATCGATGCAATTAACTACTTGGTACAAGCAGATGAAATTCACAGAGAAGATGTGTCATCGTTGGTCGATAGTTACTTTCCAACAAAAACAAAAACCGATGTCTCTATATGAGTTTAAGTTACAAATTGAATTTGCTGGATATGACACTTTTTACAAAACGAAACACATTAATAAACTTTACAATATTTATTTAAATGACTTGGAAAAACAGAAATCAAAATAACGTGGTTGAATTTCCTAATGCTGAAAATAGAGAACTAATGGAACAAAAGAAAACTTTAGCTGAAACTGTTTTAAGTATCGAAAAGAAAATGGATTGTCCTTACTGGGATATACAAATGTTCCACGACAAAGAATTACAAGTTATGGCAAATTTTGGTGAAACGATAAAGTTCACAGAGAAAACTGCGTCTCGAATAGCAGCAGTACTATCAACCTTTATATTAAAAAAGCAATCAGAGGAGGATTTATTTAAATATGAACTCTAGAAAAAGACGGCACTCTTTAACAGTGCAAACAATGTTTGATCAAACTAAAGGACCATACGCACAACTAAACGGTACTTGGTTTGTAAAGAAAATAGAAAATGAAGATGTTGTTTTTATGCAAACTCAAGGCAAAAAGTTTGAGGAAATAACTCCACAATGTTTTGAAGTTACAATGCAAAACTCAAAGACATTACCTGTAGAGGAAATAAAAAAATCTTTAGAAAAATTTAAGGAGGCAACTAATGCACTGTAAATCATTAAGAACGGCTGAACACGAACAAATGAATAAAGTTATTGGAACTAACCTTAGATTTTTAAGATTACTTAATAGACTGAGCCAACAAAAATTAGCAGATAAATTACATTTAAAATTTCAACAAATTCAAAAGTATGAAAACGGTGTAAATCAAGTTTGTGCTTATAGACTATTAAAATTATCTGAGATCTTAAAAGCTCCTTTAGAAGCTTTCTTTGACAAAGATTATATTTCTAAGATGCACCAATTAAATAAAATCACTTATGAAGATGGATCCGTACCTGTAGGTAAAAAGTTCTTTGACATATATGCCAGACAAAAAACCTTAACAAAGCAATACGATGAAGCTGTATTGCAAGATCAATTGAAAGGTTTGAATGGCTAAGATTTTAAAAACCATAAATGCCGATGCAGCTCTGATTATTGAAGAAACTTTTTCAAATGAAGATCAAGCTGCTGGCAATGATGAACCTGAAAAAAGAGAAGTTAAAGTATCAGAAATAAAAATTAACAATACAAAATGGAAAAGAATAAATGAATGAAAAGTATATTCCTCAGGTAGATTATAATTTACCTTATGACAGTAAAGTACAAAGATTAAAAAGACGCTATCAAGGTTTGTCCAGAGTAGCTGCAAGTATAAATGATTTATATATCTATGGAGTTTATCCAAACAACTATCCTAATTTAACTACTGTATTAGAACAGGCAAAAGATCACGTTAAGGCAATAATTAAAGAAACAAAAAAAGAGATAGCTCTGATTGAAGAGCCATCAAATAATTATGACTTAACTCCAAATGATAAAATAGAGGAAATAGAATAATGAGTGACCCATACATAAAAGAAATTGTAAAACAAAAAAGTAATTGGATTGAAGATATTACTAATAAAAATATTCCAAGCGAGGAAAGTCTAAAAGATTTCTCTAAAGGAATGTTGGCGCACAATATTGGAATGTTAAAAGATGAATTAAAAACTATTAAAAAGGAAAGAGACGATATTTATAAAGAAAACTCTGAACTTTTAATTGTAATCAAAGATCAAAGAAAAAGGATTGAAGATTTAAAAAAAAAGATAATTAAAAAATGAAATTACAAGTTGCCACCTCTGATGTTTCTTGGAAAAATCTTATTAGTTTAGGTTCAGAGTGCTGGCTATTCATCGTACCTAAATTAGTAAGTCGTTTGTGTACGTGTACACTCCTTTATATGTTCGGTAAGGCGGTTAGATAGGAACTGCCTTATGCGTAACCTTTATGATCCAAGTAATATCTTTAGAGTTTGGTTTTGG